CTTTATTTACCCGTTGTATATAAAAACTGTGACTTTCTGTTCAGAAACGCTGCAGCTGTATTACTTTCCCATAATGTATTGTTTATTTTTATAACGGGCCTGTCGCCAGTTATCTGACATTCTGGTTGACTCTCTTCATTCACGGCGCGAACAGAACGCGCCCCCTGATGATGGCAATTCAGTATAACGGCCACAGTCCCCAGTATCGCTGATATATTATTAAAGGATATTCTCCCCACTCTGACACCATCCTCTCCCGATACTCCGGAGCACATTGCTGATTCGCCCCCAGTTCAGAGTGAGGTCCACGTCTCCCGGCGTCATCGTATACACAGGAGCAGTTTCAGACAGTGCCTGACGAAATTCTCTCTGTATCTGCCTGAAGCGTAAGGCTTCTGCTGTGACAGTGACAAAACGCAGAACTGCTCTGGATGCATCTCTGGTCATTGTATTACCACTGAACTCCATTAACGCCAGATATGATGAAACCAGTGAGTGACGACTGATTTGCATTCCGGAACGTTCCAGCGCTGCGACACGTTGCAGAGTGGTATAACTGCTGTCCGTTGTCATGGAAACCGTTGTCACACCGGGCACTGATATATGTGTAAAATCTGAAAAACGGTAGAAAGTATTTGTTGCCGTATTAACGAACCCGGCCACATATAAATTATTTTGCTCAATAATCAGACGAAGATGGTCAAAACGCGCCTGATAGACATCAAGCCCTCGTATATCCACAGCAAAATAACTGCCCGGTGGGGTGTGGTTAATAACAGACACCGATGTGGTCCCCTGAGATATATGTTCAAGAGGGGTCGATATCTCTGTTCGTATACTATTTAACGAAGAGACATAACTTTGTTGGGTCGAAAAGTCTATCGTAAACTCCCGGGAATAGGATACCGAAGAAAAACCCAGTAACAGGCACAGTACCCATTTAAATAATATACACTTCATATACAGGTGTTCCTTTTGGCTGAAGTAATCAGCACCAGACCCGGCGCAGATATAAAAAAGGCCCGCAAAAGCGAGCCTGGTAAATAAATATGGCGCGTTGTACTGGATTCGAACCAGTGACCGATTGCTCAGAAGGCAATTGCTCTGTCCGGCTGAGCTAACAACGCATAATGCAGATAATGGACCGCCATCGAGGACTCGAACCCCGCGCAGCCAGCTTCGAAGGCTGGCGCTCTATCCCGATGAGCTAATGGCGGTATGTGATGGTGGCCCTTGCTGGATTTGAACCAGCGACCTGGCGATTATGAGTCGCTCGCTCTCACCACTGAGCTAAAGGGCCGGGCGCAGGATAATAACGGTACGTAACTAATTCTGCAATATCATCCGTTCTGACTGACTACATTCTGAACTTCCCTGACCGTCTGCTCAAAACGCCCGCTCTCCAGCTCAACGCCAATTGCACGACGCCCTAGCGCCATTGCTGCTTTGACGCTACGGACATAAAAAAGCCAGCCACTGGGGGAGGCTGGCAAACTCGTAGAGCAAAATGCTGTTACGCAAACTTCGTTACAGGGTTATCCTGCAATACTTAAAATATACAATATTTAGAAAACTAATAGTGCTATATGCGATTTTTAAGATTTTGTTATTAATTACGGTCGCACCTTCCTTTCTGTGTACTTTCCGTATAGCTCACAGGATTCGGGGTACAAAAAAACCCGCGCATCGGCGGGTTCGACTGCGTGGCAATGTAACCACTCTTATCATGATATGCAGATTTTTACGATCGTAAACTATTTTTTCGCTGATAAAATACAGAGGTTCTCCCTCCCGGCAATTCACGCTCAACATACCGATCCATCTCAAGCCTCACTCCCAGCATCATCAGCATGCCTTCAACAATCCCCTCCGCTTTGTGAAGGCGTTTACCTATACAGGTGTCAGAGCACCCATGTTTCCGTGCCAACGCCATGAACGTCTCCCCCAACACGTAATAATCAACCAGCAAGTCATGCAGATCGCGATTGTTCCGGTAAAGGCGGGCTATGCACCCGCATATCACCATCGCATCATCGTCACAGCACTGTGGACGTGATTTTACTTTTTCGGGGATCAGTCCCTTAAATCCGGCAGCAATGGGCGACCATGTAACATCCTCATAGTTATTTGCCGCCCATGCCCCCCAGCGCTCAAGAACCTGCCGGATATCACGCATCAGTATCTTTACCCCATCCGCGGTGAACCATAAGAACACCGTTGACGATAGCGTGTCTTTTCCCTTCTTTATCGCCAGTGTATTTTCTGACCGTGTTGCGACTACAGTTCAGTATTCTGGCTACCTCGGTCTGATTTTCATATGCCTCAACGAGCATGTCAGGAATGGTTTTTACTGTGAACGTCATGCGGCCTCACTTCTGCTGTTTCGCAGGTCTTTAAGTTTCTGCTGATACTTCGCCTTGATCGCCCTGCATTCTTCGACAGTCCAGCGATGGCGGTTATGGTTCGATTCGATTTCGTCTACTGCTTCCTGCCCGATGCGGTTAATCAGTTCGACGCGATACGGAACGAGATTTCCGCTTTTGTGCTGGTTGCACACCACGCATTGCTTGTGAATATTGCGTTCATCAAATCGGAGTTGAGGTGTCGCAGCAGTTGTCCGGTAATGTCCGGCATCCCACTGAGCAGACGTGAGCGTTCCGCACGAGATACATGGTAAGTCGCGGTCTCTTTCTCTGATGAAGGCGTTTACGGCTTGTTGGGCTTGTTTAATCCAGTAACTGCGGGGCTTTAAGGCGAGTTTTCGAATCTTCAGTTTATCTTTCTGTTTCTGCTCCTCTCGTCGTCGTTTCTTCTCTGCTGCTTTTTCCGCTTTTTCGCGTTCTTTACTTCGTCGTTCGAGTGCTAATTGAGTTCCGTGTTCCGGGCAGCACCACCACTGATTTGAGAATGCCGGGTGAAACCATTCCTTACAGATTTTGCATTTCCTTCGCGCTGGTTTAGCCATTAAGCAGCCTCCCCTGTTACTTTAAGCATTCCGTTATCTAGCAGCTTTCTTGTCAGCCACTGTTGACCACGCCCGGTGATTTTTGTGGTGAACGATATCTGTATTCCGTGATTTGTATTGACCGCTGTTTCTTTCACTGTGAAATAGCCGCGATCCATATATTCCTGCATTGGCACATTGCGCCGGGCACCTGAAGCAATAAGGATTTTGTGATCGCGCATCCACGCAAACAGTTTGTTTGGACCAATACCAACAACCTTTGCAAAGTTTCCAATCAAAATTCCGCTGGCCTCGCCAACGCGATCGGCAAACTCAACTTTAGGTGCGGCAATTGCGAGCTGGTTTTCCAGTTGCATTTTCTGCTCAGCAAGATCAGCAGCAAGGCGCAACGCTTCTGGTAGCGTTTTGGGGATATTAACCGCAGCTTCTTCAAGCTCTCGCCAGCGGTCAACAAGGCGAGCGGTGAATTCCGGCGACAGCTGGGCTACAACGACAATACTGTCTCGCTTTCCTTGTTCGCCTTCGAAGACGTAATGCTCGTACTGAACATTGAACCCTAAGTTATTGATTCTTTCGGAAACCTCAATTTGAGGAAGCCGGATAACACCATTTTTAGCCAGCGTTTCGATGGTACGTTTCACATTGTCATGACGCTTACCCACCAACTCAGCGATTTCAATGCTTGTCATTTTGATGGCATTGCCATTTATTAACTCACTCATCGTCTTCTTCCTCGTACATTGAGCTATTCGGATCGCTCATCAGTTCTGCGCAGCAATCGGAGCACACGTGAACTTCCAGCACATGCAGCTTCTGACCGCAGTTAGCGCACGTTAAAGCCCGCTCGACGCTTTCTTTCTGGTATTGAAGGGATTGGGATGGACTAAGCATGGCTTTCACCATTAAAAAGTCGCTTGTAAGCATCAATGTCTCGTTTTGCTTCACCGAGCTTTCGTCTTAATTCCATGTTTTCTGATTCAAGCTTTTCCATGTCTTGCTGGTATCGGTCGCGGTGTTCTTTCCATGCTTTTTTATACGCCTTCATGTATGTCATGTTGGCCTTTCTCTTTGCCTGACGAACTGCGTGGTGGTTTTTCACAAACCAGTCAGGGTCGTTAAATGCTGCTCTGGCGCAGGTATACCAATAATTTGTTGCCTCCCTGTTTAGCCAATAAATACTGATAAATGGCAACCGGATAGACACCATTTTTCGTTGAGACTCTTTCTCGCCAAACATGTGCCCTTTTTTGATGCTAAGGCCAAATCCAGGTTGAATTAAAAGCATTGTCATGTCCTCTCACATTGAAAATTCAGCAATAAAAAACCCAGCCGAAGCTGGGTTTGTTAAGTTGTCAATTGTCAGTAGCGATGCAGTGAAGGCGGCAACTCTTTGTTCTTAAGCCTTTCCCATGCCAGAAGGTTCGTCGGCCCGTCAGGCTCATAAATATCTATATCCCGCGTGTGATTAATTAAAACGCCCCTCGCCCTCCCGATGATATACGAGAACTCATAGCCGTAGTCGTGGCATATGCCGGAATAGCCAGACTGAATCAGTTTTAATGCGGGATACAACTCACGGAACAATGCCTGTGAGCGGTTGGCATAATCCCACAGCCAAACAAGGCTGTCTGTTTCTTTTGCGGAAAGCCCGTTGGGCTTCTTCTCTTGTTTGCCAGTATTTTTCTTGCACTGGCTGAAATAGCAGTCTTCCAGTTTTTCGAACACTTCCCACGCCTGATCGGTTTCGAGCATTTTGGCGTGACGGGCAGCGCCGCGTTCAGTCCAGAGGATGAGGGAGCGGGTTTTGGGGGAAATTTGCAGGTAACTAAAAGTTACTCGCAAATTTTTCAGATCATCGCCAACGATTTTGAAATAATGCTTCCCTTCCAGAAAACGAGTTTGATTACGTGAATGATTCATTTTTATGTTGGCAACATCCGTTCCATAAAGATGCGCCAATAGCTCGGTGGTTATGACAGGGATCTGGTTGTGGGTAATCGGGGAAAGAGTTTCAACTGCGATTTTGGTGGCCATAAGATGATCCTTTTTCTTTGTGAATCATCACCACCTGCGACGCCAATCGCTTGGTGGTGAACTGTGCAGGGTTGGCGTAACCGGGAAAAAGGAACCGGCGCGGATTGCTCCGCCCCCACACAGCCCACCATTGAGATGTGACTGTGCAAACGACAATAAAAAGGACGCTGGCGCGTCTGTTGTCGCCTTTTTCATCCGGGACGCCAATCCCGACGCCAGATTTTGCTGGCGTGTGAGGAATATAGCCCCGGATAAATCATCGCGTCAATCCCCTTGTATTCCTCGCACGATGTCTTAGCCACCGGATATCCCACAGGTGAGCCGTGTAATTGAAGGTTTTTACGTCAGATTCTTTTGGGATTGGCTTGCGTTTATTTCTGGAGCGTTTCGTTGGAAGGTATTTGCAGTTTTCGCAGATGATGTCGGTGATACTTCGTCGCTGTCGCCTCATGCCGCCCTCCTGACGCCCTGCCCGATCGCCATCAATGCCGCTTTGGATACGGTAGTAAACATCCGTCGAGGACTGATGAACGGTCGCCAAATCAGCAGCATGGAGCCTTTACTGTTTCCCTTCTTCTCCAGCCCCGTCGATGGTTCGATAAAATTAATCCGTCCATCAGTGATAATGCGAACTTCGTCAACACTCTCCAGAGCCTTGCTGAACCATCCGACTGACATATCCTCTGGCACAAGCATAACTACCGTCTGTCGCTGTTGTATGCACTGCTCAGCGGCTTTTTCCACCCACGGCCTGATATTGCTGTACGGTGGGTTATTCCAGATTGCACCGTGGCTTACCCACTCAGAATTGAGCGCGTCGTCGACCTCAGTTAGCCAGTGAGCGCACAGAGCATTTTTGTCGCTCGCAGCTGAATCCAGCCAGAATCCAAACTCAATATCCAGTGCATCAAAAAGCCAAAGCGGCGTTTGCCAGCAGTCCTTGT